GTGAACGTAGAGTAATCCTGACCTCTTCCTTTCGAGACATCAACGGTCATGATGTACTCGTGACTCTGCAGAGTTTCTTCGTAAATTAGTAACTGACCACCCTCCCGAACATGCAGGGGCGGTTTTGATCGCAATGACAAAAGCGTCTCTGCATTTATAAGGGTATCGCCTGTCCCAAAGAATGTGTTGCCAAATTCTTGGTCAAACTGAAGTTGGGAAGTGTTTGCTATTGTCTGTTCTTTCCACTTCTCGTCTCTGCCGGGAACATCCCACCAGTCTACACGAAACGGTTTATACTCGTTGATACCTTGTTCCGCACCTTGCCATATATTGTGGAAAATGTTTCCGATACCATTTGCGGTAGACGTGATGATAACTTTTGTGTCCACACCGGACGAGATAACTGGATAGGTGGAAGTATAGAATTCACCTGCTCGCTCAACAAAAGCAAACTCATCGAGATAGAGCAAATTAACAGACATGCCCCGAATAGAAGACCCACTAGTGGAAGCAGCAACAATGCGACTGTTATTGCTAAACTCAATAGAACCCTTATTAAGAGATTTACAACCGGGTTGGAGGAAGAAAGGAAGGTTCTCAAGCATGAGCGTAATTCTTCCCAGCATCTCACGAGAGGTTGCCCCTTTGTTTGCCAGAATTGCGATGGTTTTTTCGGGGTGGAATATTGCGTACCATAGTAGGTAGGCGACAGAAGAAATACTTTTGCCGCTTTGTCTACAAGCCAAAATAACACTAAAACGATTATCGTTAAAGTGGCGGAACATGTTTTCTTGATATGGGTAGAGATTAAATGGAACAAGTCCTCTGTCAAGTGAGATAATCTTGACATAGTGTTCCGCAAAGTAGGCGGGACTTGCCATGCATTTCGCGTACTCATGTACTTCCTCCTGTGTCCACTCTTGGACTACACCGTCTTTCTTTACAAGAGAATTGTATTGATAAGTATCATTGCTGAACATTCGAGTCGGTTGTAACATCAATCACCTTTTCTACCTTATCCTGTAATAATCTCTGTAAGTCAGTTGTGCTTCCTAAAAACACATTGTTGTTTGTAATTTGTTTTGCTTCATGCTTCGAAGGTTCTTTCAGATCTTTCTGCTTCTTATTCAGATCCATAAGTTTGTCGTTGGTGTCTGCAAGGTTCTTGATCAAACCAGACAACACTTCAAAAGCACGAGGGTGTTCTGATTCACGAGCAACCTCGATCATCAAGTCAAGAGATTCCTTACCCTTCTCGATGAGTTCATAGTATGTAGCACGTGAATAATCGTAATCGTAATCAGTCTTTTCTTCTGGCGTATTTTTATCGTGATGTTTCATTAATCGTTTCTTGCTTGTAGATCAAAATCAAATCCTGCGGTCAACACAGTAGTTCCTGTGCCAAGAGTTCCAGAATATTCTTTAATAATAAATTCAATGTAACCAGATTGCTGTGTTGATTGAGAGCCTGAAATAATATTTACCACGTCACATTTCATTTGAATTTGTATATCTTCGTTCATTTGAAACCATGCTGGCGAGGTGTCATCTTGTTCCCATTGAACATTGGTTACACCTGCCTCATTTCCGTTTAAAACAGTAGACCCTTTGATTAAAAATACGGTGTCGTAACTTCCTACGTTTGCCGGAGAGTTTGGAAAATCCGATGATCTTGTGCTATTGCCCGCCAATCTCGCTGCCTTGGTGCTATTTTCATAAACATTTACCTGTATCTGATAGTTGTCACCAAATGTTGTAGTATGATTTGCGGCGTCTGTCCATTCGTTAGCAGTAACAGACGGAGAAACACTATCTGTAGGATCGGTTGTTGCAGAGCCGCCGGGATCAAAAACGGTATTAACTGCAGAAGCATCACCGTTTCTAAACAAAGTTACTGTTGAAGTTACATTTCCACCACTAACCTGACTTCTGTATCTGTTCGTCATATCTGTCGGCGAAAACGCAAAATTCAGTGCAGGGGTTTGACTATCATCCGTAACATTTAATTGAATTGAGTCAACGCTTGTTCCAGTGTCACTACCTGTTCTAACGTGCAGATAGAAAGTTTCTGTGCTTCCATCTGTGAATGCGTCTGCCGTAGCATCAATATCGAAAGTACCTGAATTGCTGGTAATTTCAAATCCTGTACCGCCTGAATTGTATGCTTGCCAGTCAGTAGATGCCTGTGTTGTTCCGGGTGCATCGGTAGTAATGTTCCAGTATAAGAAAGTTCCATCAGAAACGTTCGTTGTGTTGACTGTGATCGTTTGTGCGGGGTCAGACTCAAGAACAGTAAGCGGATCTGATCCCTGAATCTCATATGTCGGTGATGCAGCAGCAGCACCATCAACCACCTGAAAATCTAATGTGACTTTTCCGGTGAACCCTGCGTTATCTGCTACTTCTAATGTAAAGTTTCTGGTACCTTGAGTTCCAGTTTGTTCTTTCACGCCTAAGACTATATCTGTAGTATTACCAGTGCAAGCTTGAGTTCCAGAAGAAACATCGAAATCGTTTGCTACATTTCCGGCAGTGCCTCCACCACCTGCTCCACGAGATACTACCCGGAAGTGAAACGTAGTTGTTGCTGGGTTGTAGTTCGTAGAATTTACGACATATGTATAATTAATTGTCATTATAACCCACCACTAGTGTCAATTTCAACACCGATATAATATACATTGAATGTGTCTTGTACTGTTGAAGTTGCAACATCTCTAATCTCAAATTGAATACTATATTGCGGAGTTTCAATACCTGTAGAATTTGTCACGTCAAGTTCCCAAGTTCTGTTCGTGCCCAAACCTAACCACGAACCAAATGTTCCAGTGAAAGATGAGTTTGAAGAAGTACTGCTACTATTTAGAGTTGCTCTAATTTCGTAATCGCTTGCCAATTCAGAAGTTACGCCAGTTGCCCACGTTCCATTATCCACTTCAAGAAAACTATTTGATCCGGGAGTTATATTACCAACACCTTTAATCTTAAAGTCGTTAGCAAACTTAATATAAGCATTTGCCGAAGCAGGCGACCCACCAAACGACAATGCGTAAGATTGCGAACCTGTACCAGTAGTAGTATTACTAGATGTTGGGAATGAGTACGACCCAGCATTAGACGGATTAATGGCAATAGTCGCGCTTGCTGCTGTTCCGCCATCGTTGATGCTCGCAGGACCAGTTACCGAATTCAAAGATCCTGCTTCATCCACAAGAGAGAAAGTATCACTAGCAGTGTTGCTGTATGTTGCACCAGTTCCATCAACCGTTATTGTTGTAGGTCCTTGATAAACAGGATCACTTGTGCTAGTTCTGTTAACTGTTACGGATCCACCACCGCTGCTAAACTGTGCTGCCGTAATTTGTCCACTTGCGTTAACCCTCGTATCACCAGTAATATCCCAATCAAAATCTTCGTATGTTCCGGTGTTAGTCAAACTAGCAACAACCGTGAAACTCCATGCGTCTCCTTCAGTAACATTACCAGCGGGTGCCGTAAGAGTGTATGTGATATCTGCTGCACCATCTTCCAGAGTTAATGTGTCAGTTGCCTGAACCCCTGTTGTTTGTCCTGTAACCGTAAATGTAAGTAAAGGATCATTTTCAAAAGTTCCCGGAGCAGAGGTTGTGATGTCTATATCAACATATCCCGGAGATGTAAATGTACCAGACGTTGCACTTAATCGTGCATCAGCAGGAGACACAGACCAATCTACATCTTCGCCTACCGCATCAGTAACACCAAGATCAAGTCTAATTGTAGCACCTTCTACAAGAGAGGTGACACTTGTATTGCTGGTGTTTCTAATAGTAAGAGAGTAGGTTGGCAAAAGATCTGTAAGATCAAAGGTTACCGTATCTTGAACACCAGAGGATTGTCCTGTAACAGTCAAAGTAATAGTTTGCGGATTGTCTGTTCCTGCATTGATAGAAGTTGGAATATTTAAGTTTCCATACGATGAACCATTCCATGTGAACGTGTCTCCTGCGGTGCTGTATCTTCCAGTACCATCATCACTGATAGCAAGGTCTACATCTTCTTCCACACTGTTCGTGAAATTAAGTCCGACTACAATAGTGTCGCCTTCCACATACGATGTTTGTGAAGTGATAACTTCGTATATTGGTACAACATCATTTAACACAACCGTTGTGCTATCAGTTTGACCAGAACTTGCTCCCGTGACACTAACAGATATATTTTCCCCTAATGCATTTTGTATAGCGGGATCCAAAGTTGTTGCAATAGTGATATCGTTATAAGCGGGTGAAGTAAAGGTGTAAGCACCAGCAGTGTATCGTCCTGATCCATCATCTGCAACTGTAACGTTAACATCTTCTGAAACAGGATTAACTACTGCGAGAGACAAGACGATATCGTTGCCTTCGGTAACTGGCGTGTTGGAAGAAACTGTGTATTCTGGAATAACATCTGTGATATCTACTGCGAATGATGCAATTTCGTTTGCTGCATCTGTATTACTGTCAGACACTTTGATCGTAAAACTTTCGGTGTTTTCTGTCAGAGCATCCAGCACCGCAGCAAGATCCATAGTAGATGTCATGATCATGGTGTCACCGGCAGCAGTAACACTGTTAGCAGTGCTGTCAGTAGTTAAGACTCCTCTGCTTCCTGAACGAGGAGGAGTACTAGTAAAGTCTGCATCAGCAAGTCCGTCTACCCACCAATAATAATTAGTTCCGGGTACTGAATTCTTATGAGTAAATGCCCAAGAACCACTCGCAGCACCTTCGGTAATACTAGTAGGACCAGTGATCACTGGATTAGAAACAGCAGCATCGACCATTGTAATTGTACCAGTGCTCTGTATGCCATCGTGGTTCGTCACTCTAACCGTTGCTTGTTGAGTGCCTCTGTAATATCCATCAACAGTTGTTGCCGACATGGTCAAGTTAGTAGATGCTGCTGAGAAAGGTTCTCTTCCCGTAAGCGTAGAGATTCTACCATCTAAACTATCAAGAATCTCCCACTGTACGCCATCAGTAGTTAATGTTTCTGTTCCTGAATTGTAATAATAATCGCCATTTGGATTATGCTCACTACCATCTCCGGAGTCTGGTGTTCCAGATATTGTGGAAACATTTATTACAACATCGTCTCCCTCGGTGATGCTCGTATCCCCTGTAGTATATCGAGGATAGATCGAGGTATCATTAATGGTAACTAGTTGACCTTGCTGTGTAGTATCGCTAGGATTAAGATGAGCAAGAAGTTCTACCGTGTTTGCATCGCCGTGATAATCTGTGTAAGTCGCAGGTCCAACCAAGAATACTCTAAAGGTTTGTGCCCCTTCTGTGATGTAATCTTTTTTAATACGAACATTAAATGTACCAGTTCCGCTGCTGATAGTGACTGGTTGTCGATTTGCAAACCCAACTCCGTTTTGAACCCCTGCACTGTTTCCAAAGTCATTAGTGTGAGCAGTTAAAGTTGCGTCCAATGCAGGATCACTTCCAACGTTAGTTGTTTTGTCTGCGATATACCAGTAGATAGTTCCATCCGGTAGGTTTATTCCGTCAATGGTTATTGCTTGGTTGCTATCTAATTCATCGACGGAAGTTGTAGTTACGGTATAGTGAACATCGTTGATTGAATAAGTGTTTTCAAAAACCTGATTTCTTTGTGGAGTTCTGCACCAATCTGCTATATAAAGTTTGTATTGTTCTATTCTATCGGGTATTGTAATGTCCCCGTCAGTTTCGTCTTGGAAGAAGTCGTTGGCAATAGTAAATTGTATCTGTCCACTGGTTGGCGTACCATAAACTTTATCTGTGGCAGGGTTTACTTCTACCTCTAAGTCTTGCCACCCACCAATGATTCTGAACTGTTCACCGCCAGCATCAGCATCTGCTAATGGTTGCGATAAAGTTAGCGTGTTGGGTGAGGTTGATACTGCGACGATGTATCCGTTTCTGGGGATATATTCTCCAGTTAATTCTGAACCATCATAGTGTATGATATCATAACCTTCCCAACCAGTAGGATCCTGACCTATGATGATTTGATTGTTTGCAGCACCGGTTTGATCAGCAACAGCAGTTACAGTGTACTCTACTTTTTGCGGAGGAACTACAGTGAAATCAGCATCTTCTGTGTCTACGTGCTCTAACCACCACTTGTAAGTTCCGGGATAAATGTTATTCGTAGTTCCTACAGTATAGGTAACTTGTAATCCCTCGGTTGCTGGTTCATTAGAAGGTGTTAAGGTGACTACAGGAGATGGGAAGTCATCAATTGTAGCAGGTTCTTGACTTGATCCTAATGCTAGGTTTGCTTGCCCCTCTAGCAACACCTCTCCACCCAGATACATACCAGCAGGATGAACAAACAACTTAAAAAGTTTTTTCCATTGATTTACAGGAATACCTGCCCTTACAAGAATAGCAAAGGTCTGATATAACTTATCGTCTGTGAGGAATCTAAGCGACGATGGACCAAGTTTAGATGAGAAAGAGTTAGAATTCTTGTCATCTGCAATTAAAAATACGTTCTCTTTTGTATACAAAACTTCTGGGTCGAGTTGGAAAAAAGAACGGAAGAACCATTCAATAGAATATTTTGATCCTTTTGCTCGGAATAAAGTGCTAGAAAAATTTGCTGCTGCACGTTTATCACCAGACCCTTCGAAGTAACTTCCGCCTAATAACAGTTCGTCTTCAATAAAATTTAGAAGCGTAATATCTGTTTCTGTTATATCACGAGAAGAGAAAAGATGATTCAACAACTCAGTAGCATCGTACTGATTTTGAAACTCGTAATATCTTTCTAATAGAGATATAAACTTAGGATAAGCAGATGCAAAATATTCAGGCAACACGTCATCGATATGAACATCTCTGAGGTTCAGTCTGCGTCTTTTCTTGTCTATAAAATTATCGTGTGCCATAGTTCTATTTAGGGTGCCGCCTTCAGCACCGGAGCAGTTGGTGAATTGGTGACCCAAACAAGAAGGTATTGATTATTGCCCCAATTGACATAATCGCCCGTAGAAGTTCCTGTTGCCTGTCCCGTGTTGCCTCGTTGTTGAACTTCATTTGACCCTAATGCGCTATTACCGTAGAGTCGGAGTTGATTACTTCTAAACACGAAACCTGATTGGTCATTCGTATTAAAGTCATCACCAACATCTTCATCGTGCCAGAAAGTTCTTATTCCAGATTTTATTGTTTCCCGACCTAAATTTTCAGCATTAGTTAGATTGGTTCCTGAAACATTTGGTTCAGTGGTTATTGCCGCCTTTGTAAATACAACACCATTGGTTTCTCTCTGTGAAGGTAGTGTATTTTGCGGAGAACCAGACGGGTCAACAATATCAAATGTTATGTATGTTGCATCGTTCATTACTTGCGCATAGTCTGCATCTCTCATAATCGAATCTAATGTCATGGTTAGACCATCAGCCGGTATTCCAAAATCTTGTTTGGTACGTGTAGCAGATTCGTAAGTAGTGTCGACATTGAGGATTGCCACGCACCATCCAAACTCTGGATCGTAAGTGTGTGATCCGGAAAAGGTAATCTCGTCCGTAAAAGATTGATTTTCTAAAACTCTACCCTGATTGCTGGCAAACTCGTTGTTACCGATTTTAACAAAGTTTCCGTTTGTCGATATTTGTGCAGGACTACCTGCATTATAATTACTTGAATTAGTAACCTGTCCATAAAAATAACTCTGACTCGTCGTGCCAAA